TCAAAACTTCCGTGGTGACTTCCGTGGTGACTTCCGTGGTCAACATGGGGGGTAGATACCCCTCATGTTTAATCCGCTAACCCTCCCCTCCCCCCTGGGTTGCCCCCTGCCGAAAGGTGGGGGGCTTTTATCGTCTCAAGCGGTTACAAAATGTAACCGTCTGACCATCTCGTGGACATCAGCAAAATGGTCAAGCGGTGACAATTCGTCACCGTCTGAGTTATTCGGAATCTTCGAAGGACTCAATCATGTCGTTGATGCCGCCGAGATGATACCATTCCGCCGATGTCAGCAATTGCGTCTTTTAGACGATCCCCGAATAGTTTCCCCATGCTTAAAGTCTACGTTATACGTAGCAAATATCAATAATCCTCTTCGGTATAACAACTTACACCATTTCCGTAGAAGATAGGACTTAAGACCTATTGTTTCTACCGATTACGTCCATTACTATAGACATCGGAAAGGAGGTGGTGTAGATGCTTAGGCTTAAGGAGTGGCGCAAAAAGAACCGGATGACCCTCGCAGAAGTAGCCGAAAAGATGGGATATTCCCTCAACACCGTCTGGAGGCATGAGGCGGGACGGCAGGGGGTTGTTCTGGAATCTCTGGGTAGTTACGCGTCTATCTACGGATGCCGTATATCTGACCTGATAGACACAAACCCTCCCGAAACCACGGGGGCAGTCTCGAAGCGTTCTTAGGGGTGGGAGTTGGCATGGTAGAGGATTACGGAAACCAAGACTGGGTAGTTGACGAATCAGGTACAGGTTGGGCCAACATGGGGCCGTATCTCGCTATCGGAGGGATGGGTAAGTTTTATGTCCATGTAGGCATCAGGAAAGAAGTCTTTCCCGGTTGGGACAAACCACAGGAGGAAGAGGAACTTTATTCGGAGCATATGAAGTTGGCAAGGTTTGTCGCATCGGCTCCGAAATTACTTGAGGCTTGTGAAACATCACTCCGGCTTTTGAACAATCTGAACTGCGTTGAAAGCGATGTGAGGAGATACAAGGAATTGCTAACTGATGCCATTGCCCAAGCAAGGGGGCAGGTCACTCTGGAGAGTTTCGGAAATCAATCAAATGGTAGAGGGAGGGGTATTTGATGCTACAGCAAGTTGAGACCGCACGAAGGAGGCATGTAAACAGGTCAGGTCGATGGTCGGAAATAAAAAGAACCCCCGCCATGCAGGGCAGGGGAGGAAAAGATCATTTCTATCAGTCTCTTATTCTAGCATATTTGCGAGGTCAGGGCAATGCTTAAGACACAGGAGGAATCCATTCTCCGGTGGCTTGACGAGGGGCAGGAACTTACGCCGATGCAGGCACTCCACGCTTTCGGATGTTTCCGGCTTGCAAGTCGGATCTGGAATCTGCGTAAGAAGGGGTACTGCATCGAGACAGAGCGTCGTAACGGACATGCTGTTTACCGGATGGGGTGGAGAGCATGAAAGCGCCCGTAGTAATCGATGAGTGGATATGCGAGACATGCCCGAAGTTCTACCTGGACGAGGGCACGGGGTGGGCGAAGTGCGAAGTATTCAGCGATCTCGACGTCCCCTTTGATTTTAATCCTGAGGATTCCCGGTGTAGCAGGCACGAAGAGTTTTTAGCACTCAAGAAAGAGGAGGTAGAAGTATGAAAGCGACAACGGCAATCAAAGAACCGCTCCTCGCTGAGAACGACAAGGAGAAGTGGCTAGAGGAACGGCGTAAGGGTGTCACCGCTACGGACATTTCCGCCATCAGCGGATTGAACCCTTATCACACCATATATGACGTATTTCTCGAAAAACTTGATCTTATTGAGCCGATGCAGGAAACGGCCCCAATGAGATGGGGCAGGAAGATGGAGCCTGTACTGGCGGACGTTTACGCACAGATGACAGGGGCGACACTTATCAACCCTGGGCTTCTGGTCAACCCCGAAAAGTCCCTTATGCGGGGAACACCGGACAGGATAGTAGTTGACCCAGAAACAGGGGAATGGCTAAAAGTCGTGGAGATCAAGACGGCGGGGATACGGCAGGCTTCGCGATGGGGCGAACCTGGAACAGACGATATCCCTGACGAATATCTCTGCCAGGTCCAGTGGCAGATGGGCATTACCGGCCTGACGGAAGCGGACGTAATAGTCAGCATCGGCGGTCAGGAGCCTGTCATCTACACAGTCGAGCGCAACAACCTCATGATAAACGGACTCTACGACAGGGCGTTCAAGTTCTGGAACGATCACGTTGTCCCGAAAGTCCCGCCTGTCGTTGACTCGTCCGAATCAGCAGCGGAGATGCTCGCTAGGCTCTACAACAGGGCAGACCTTGACCTGCTCCCATCTTCGGAAGAGGTGGAACGCCTTGTCAAGATGGCCGAAAACCAGAAGGCGTTTCTCAAGGTGGCAGAGGACAACGTGCGGTACGCCGAGAATCAATTGAAGGCGATCATAGGCGACCACGAGGGAGTCGAGGGTGAGTGGGGAAGGGTGACATGGCGCAAGACAAAAGACCGCCACGACATTGACTACAAATCCATCGTTGCCGAGACAGCAATACCCACGGAACTGATACTGAAGCACACCAGGACTAAGCCGGGCTACAGGAGATTCTTGTATCAGCCCGCAAAAAAGGAGGCGTAACTCATGGCTACAGCAGTAGCAGTCAAACAGGAAAAACTTAACAACATCAAGGCCCTTCTCGCAAAAGCGAAGGGGCATATTGCGGATGTACTTCCTGCGCATATGTCGCCGGAGAAGATGATACGGATAGTTTCAGCAGCGGCAAGCCGAAATCCAATGCTCCTTGAATGCGAACCCTTGTCCTTTGTCGCTTCGGTCATCACCGCTTCACAACTCGGACTCGAACCTGTAGGTCCGTTGCAGGAAGCCTATCTGATTCCGTATCGGAACAACAAGACAGGGCAGTACGAGGCACAGTTTCAGGCGGGTTACAGAGGTTTGATCAAACTCGCACGGAACTCTGGACAGATAGCGGGTATAGAGGCTCACATCGTTTATGAGTCTGACGAGTTCGAAGTTAACTACGGAACAGGCAGTTATATCAAGCACATCCCCGCAATGACGGATACACCCGGAGCGAAGAAGGCCGTTTATGCCGTGGCATTCTTTAAGGATGCAACAACGAAACCGCAGTTTGAAATTCTCACACCTGCCCAGGTAGATCACATCCGCAACAAGTCACGCGCGAAGTCTGACGGCCCGTGGAAGACGGACGAGGATGAGATGTGGAGGAAGACGGCAATAAAAAGGCTCTGCAAATATCTCCCGATGAGTGCGGATCTCGCAACTGCCATCGAACTGGACAACAAAGCGGAGATAGGCGAGTCGCAGGCAGAATACATCGACATCCCGTTCATTTCCGACATGGCGGAACCCGTTGAGGACAAGAGCAAGTCTGACAAAATCGCGGAACAGTTAAAGATCAACGGCGGGGCTTAGTCCCCGCCTTTACCTGGGGGTGTCGCAGTGGCGAGAAAGCCAATATCTCAAAAACTACGGTTTGAAGTTTTCAAAAGAGATTCCTTTACCTGTCATTGGTGTGGCAGGTCTGCCCCTAACGTTGTTCTTGAGGTAGATCACATTGAACCCGTTAGCAAGGGCGGGACAAATGACATCTTTAACCTCATTACATCCTGTAAGGAATGTAACCGAGGGAAAGGGGCACGGAAGATAGACGATGATTCTATCTTTAATGCCCAAATGGATCAACTCAAAGAGATTAACGAGAAGCGTAAGCAGTTGGAAATGATGGTCAAATGGCGGAAGGAGTTAAGTAAGTTTAACGATAGTAACCTGGAATATGTTGTTGAGTTGTTCGAGGTCGGCGCGGGATGTGAAGTATCAGACAAGGGTAGAAAAACATTCAAGAGACTCCTAAAAACATATTCCCTTGACGAGATCAAATACGCTATTGATGTATCTGTCGAAAAGTACGACAAACCTGATGATTCTTTTAATTACATTGAGAGGGTTTGTAAGACACAACGAGCGATAAAAGATAAACCTTACCTCCCAGATTTGTTTTATATCCGCAAGGTAATTATTACAGAGTTTGGTGATTATTATTGGCCCAAATACAAGATTCTTAACGACCTCGAAAGAGCGCACTTAAACGGGGTTTCAATAACAGACCTAAAAAATCTAGTTCAAAACGCAAGAAACTCGCACGAATTACAAGAAGACCTTGTTGAACTTGCCGGAGGTTATTCCTGATGGCAAGATCACGAAATATTAAGCCTGGGTTCTTCCTGAATGAGGATTTAGCGGAATGTTCCTGTCATGCCAGATTGCTCTTTATAGGCTTGTGGTGTCTTGCTGACAGGGAAGGTCGACTGGAAGACAGGGCTAAAAGGATAAAGGCTTCGATATTCCCTTATGAGAATGTCGATGTTGATTCATTATTGACCGAACTTGAATCAAGTTCGTTTCTTGTTCGATACATAGTTGACGGGAAGAGATTCGTTCAAATAAAGAACTTCCTTAAACATCAGAACCCTCATTATAAAGAGGTTGCCTCTGAAATCCCTGCACCGCAAGGGTTTTCTAACGTTGAGCCAACGTTGAGTCAAAGTCAAGTCAACGTTGAATCAAGTTCGGGTCAACGTTGCACGCTGATTCCTGATTCCCTTAACCTGATTCCTGATTCCAGATTCCCTCATACCGTCAAAGAAGAGTCTTGTGGGGAAGACGTTGAAAAAGACAAACCCGACCTTTCCGAAAA